ACTTTGTTGTTCAAAACTACGATCGGCCCATACGAAGCACCACTGAATCAATTCCCTTCTTTCCGTCAATTCCCTAACGAAAGTGTGGGTGCAACGCCAACATTCTCATTCTACACTCCGTATGTCTATGTCACGGCGTTCCTACATGGTCAAGACGCAACAACTCCGGTTGATGGACTGGGGATCTCGTTTTACATGGCCATCGATTCAAAGAAAGCAAACCTCACTTCATACGGATTGGGTGTCATGCGAGAAAGATCAGTCGCTCAAGGGATCTCTTTGATGAATCAAGGTCGAACAATCCCTCCTGCTCGTAATGTCGGACAAGTGTTTCCGATGTGGAAATACGGTGGCATCCGATCAGAAAGAATGTTGCGAGGGAATGCGATCGCTGATTTCTTTTTGCCATACACTCCAAACGAAACCGAAGCCATGTCATCGACGGCCAACCTGCGAACCTTTGTCAAAGCGGCTCGACAAATGCAAGGTTTCGATCAAGCATTCGGTAGTCTTGATGCGGCGAAAGGTCAAGTTCCCGATTGGGTGCGTTTCAATTTGAGTCGAGGATTAGTCGCAGGGCCGATCCGACCTCAATTGCCACCGTTGAAGTTCGCTGATAATGGCAATACTCTCATGTTTGCATGAAATTCGTACTTACTCTTCTTGATCGGTGTCAGAGATCCAATCTTTCAGTGATGTTTGACATTCAAGAGAAGCCAAAAGTCCACTGGATATTCCTTCGGGGATCTTTGCGCGGTAATTAGGTCGAAGAGATCGTGATCCTTTCGCGTCTAATTTGCGATGAAGCCATGAATCCCGTGCTCGAATACCGATCAAAGGAAAATCTCCCCACATGACAATTGATCCGATCGACTGTGTTGGCATCATGTTGAACTCGGAATCCATGATCGGAACAAGTCCGTGCACGTTTTCGATGATCCAGTGATCCGGCTGAAAGTGGTCTATGATTTGAAGAGCGGCTTCAATAAGTGTCAAATCAAAATCCTCCGCTGTTTGCCTATGGTTTCGCGTGGCATTTGCGTAGGAAAACTCTGTGCATGGAGGTGAAGCCCAAATTACTAATTTGTCGCAGTTAAGATGACATCCATTCGGGAATTGTGTTTCGATCATTCGGATCACTTCTTCGGTGTCAGAGATGTCAAGGATTTGGAGTCCTCGATTATGATCAAGAAGTTCGATGTTGTTGTCGATCTTGATGGTTCGCCAATCGGTGGCAGCTTCAAACGCTTGAGATGCTCCGCCCAATCCGCTGAACAAATCGATGAATATCTTCATTCGATCTCCTCCTCAATACGACAAGCGAGTAATTCTCGACCATGAGCAGGGAGATTTCTTTGTCTCAAGTCTTTACAGACATCTTTCATTAGCAATTTTAGGTATCTGATCTGTGCTCTAAGAGCCACTGTCAGCATCTCGTTATCGACTTGATAGGCATCGATGCACATGCCGATCTTTTCCGACATTGAATCCCCTACAATCTGTTCAATCTTTGCGTTTCTGTCCTCGTTAATCCATATGGTCTTTTGTCGCCCCATACAATAATCCACATAGTAGGTAGGTATGAATGTTGCCAAAAAAATCGAATCCGTGAAACGGATTTTAGAACCCCCCCAGTTCGGTGGTGGTGTGTTGTCGCTCGCGGCTTATCAGCCCCGATAACCTGCGAGCATTAGACAAGGCGAGCCGCTTCGCGAGTATAAGGAGATCGGCCTTTTTGTCCGAATAAAGAAGATTGAAGTGATGTATAGGTGCTCACATGCTTGCTTTATGTGTCAGAGATCGGTGGACGTGTCATGGCTAAAGGCACACGCGATTTAATTTTGAGAGACCGACTACAATTTGACACCGATGCAAACGGCGATGTTGCACTCGTTTATGGGCGAGTCGATATGTCCGCTTTTGTGAACATCGTTAAGCGAGAAGGTTTTGCTGTCAAAGAAGTTCGATTTATGGTTCGTGATCCTTCATCAGTTCAAACTGGAACATTGAATCCACTCCTTTCAACCGGTGGAGAATCATTCTCTTCATTGAAGATCTTCGCAACAACTACCGCGTATGAGAACGCTCAAGATGTTGGTATTGCATCTCCCGATGTGATCAGCGTGTTCGAATTAACAACATGCCGTGATAACGCTGGTGCAGCCGAAGAAAACTTTGAGAACAACTGGGTGCTTTTCGGAACTCCCGATCTACATCCTCAAGGCTACAATGTAGTGTCAGATTTGCTTATTGGAGTAGCCGCTAACGATTGTAATCAATACAGTAGCGTCACTCTTGAAATTGATATCATGATTATTGGCGAACCTGTCAAACTTAACGAAGCCGATATGACTGAAATGCTTACGCAACAACAAGACCTTTGAGGTGTAATTGTTGCCGAAAGATAGTGAAGGGAATTATTATTCTCGCCGCATTGATCTTACTGATCCCGAAGAAGTGGTGGAGAGACTTGCAAGCGCAAGACAAGGAGCAAAACTCGGAGCGAAGATCGGTTCTATTGTTCCTCTTGGGGGGCAAGCCGTGGGAGCGACTCTTGGGGCTTTTGGTGGTTTTATTCTTGGCGATCAAACAACCGTCTTTCCTATTGATATGATCGCGATCCCTGCGTATCAAGCCTACCTGCTTAATGGTGAACCGGCCTTTACGATCTACATCAAAGAGGGCGAAGTTTTGACACAGGTGCAAAATACTGATGCGATGGATGCGCGAGACAAGATGATCTATGGTGAAGTTCCGATGACGGCTGAATATGTTGGGCCAAAAAAGCGTAGAAAAAAAGGCGCAGGACTCCCCAAAAAATATGCTAAAATGGGTTTCAAGAAGGGTTGGGCTGAATACAACAAGACACCAGCACGGAAAAAGAAGATCGCCGCAAAGAAGAAACAAGAACGTGCACGGAGGAAAAAGAAATGACCTTGACCGAGATCCGAGAAACGATCGAGCAGGATCGCGTAGAATTAGACGCCAATGGATTCGGGATCGTGCAAAAACAAATCACACTCCCCGCGAATCAGCTGCACCAAGTTCTCAAAGTGGACTTTTTTCAAGATACTTTGCCGGAATATCAAGGGGCAACTCCGCTTTTTATCGAATTGATGGTGACTCCTTATCCAGTTATTTACAGTGACATGAAGTTCTCAACTCCACTTGCATATGGATCAAGAGGGCCAATGGCGGGGTCAGATACTTTGTTGTTCAAAACTACGATCGGCCCATACGAAGCACCACTGAATCAATTCCCTTCTTTCCGTCAATTCCCTAACGAAAGTGTGGGTGCAACGCCAACATTCTCATTCTACACTCCGTAT